CCTCTAGAAAGCCCAAAGGCTGTAGAGGCAGACTAGCAGTACCGTAAGTAGCGGTAGAAGACACAGTAGCTGTAATATTTGTTGTTTGCACATTGATAGTCCCACCTGTAATACTCACGTTTGAACTGACGATTGTGGCATTGTTCAGCGTCAAATTGCCTACACTGGTAGCCGTACCACCCAAAGCAATAGTCGTGTTTCCTAGGGTAATGCTACTGTTGGCTAACCCACTATTGGGTATAGTTGCGTTAATCTGACTAGGTGCAATGCTGATAGAGACATTAGATGCAGAAGTCACTTGACCCTGAGCATTGACAGTCACTTGAGGCACTGCACTGGCTGAGCCATAAGTGGCAGCAGTAACACCTGTCGTGGCTATAGAAATAGTTCCAGAAGCCGTTATAGGCCCACCTGTAAGCCCTGTACCCGTGGCTACAGAGGTGACTGTGCCGTTATACGGGTTGTTAATAGTGACATTGCCTGTAAGAGCACCACCTCCTGTGAGGTTAGTTCCTGCAATGATGTTGACAGTATTGGGTACTGCACCTGAGACATTGGCTACAGGAATGGTTGTAGAGGCCGTCACAGGGCTGTTATTGTTGGCATACATGTAACCCGTGAGACTGGTCACGGTGATGGTTACAAAAGCCTCAGATGTGCCACCCTCTACCTTTTGCCAAGTAGAACCGTTGAAGACTGCCCAGTCACCTACTGACCATAATGCAATACCATCAAGGTTAGTAGTACCAGCAACAGAAACAACATAGTAGTTTCCTTTTGTGCCAACAGAAGAGGTTAGTGTAGGCGTGTTTGTACTAGCATTCCAAGAACCTTGGTATACCAGAGCACCTAAACCAAAACTGCTGACTGTCTTTAACATTAAGACCCATCTCCTGGGGTTATGTACACATTAGCACTGGATGAGCCTGTGATGCCTGTGAAGTAGGCATTGGGGGTAAATGTCAGTATCTCATCTGTGCCAGGTAGCAAGGGTATAGCTCCACCTGTTGTAGAGATGACTGCGGCATTAGATGTGGCATTGGTAGATGTGCTGCCTATTCCTAGATAGACAAGCACAGTACCACTGTTGAGGATACGGTACTGATTACCGCCTAGAGTGCTAGATGGTACTTGTACGGGTGTGGGTGCGGTGGTCGCAGCAGCAAAGACAACGGTGTTGCCAGAGGGTGTGAATGGCGCATTTACACTCATTGTTGATGTTCCACGGGAGCTGGTGGAGTGGCTTGTTTCTGTATCTCGGCTATAAGCTGAGCCACTTCATTGTATGGTCTGGTAGACAAATACTGAAGAATGACATTAACAAGTTGAGTTTGTAGAGTTACTGTTTCCATTTTTATGCTCCTTGTGTTGTCCAGGGAAGGGGAGGTGTCACCACAGTAGGATTGATCTGTGCGTTAATCATGCCATCCAATGCGGTTTGTGTGCCTGTTTCTGATACACCCGCGCCCCAAATCCAATTAAGCACATCTTGTTGCGTTAGGCTTGCAAACGGGGTAAAAGGTGACCCAGCGGTGTAAGTCAAAGATTGTGTGCTGTATATAGTTGCTGTATAAGGCACAGTCTGACCATTGACAACGTGCGTTTGGTCTGATGTTGCATTGCAACGCCAGTGAACTGTAAAGACTACGTCTGTTTGTGATTCGTATGTGGGATAGCAGTCCATCTGCTCCACAATCCAGTTGTAAGTGCTTGCCATTATTTATTCTCCAAAGTTGATATGCGTTTTCTAAGTGATTGAATTTCAGCAACAAGGTCAGCAATTACTTCAGATGTTGCGGCTTGCATTTGCTGATAAATTGGTTTTCCATCAGCATCTACACCATCTTTAGTTCCTGTAACGCTGTTTGAATATACTTCTTGAAATTCATGCGCTAAGAAACCACGGGCTTTTTGTCCATCTTTTGTCCATACATAATCAATTGGTTTAAGAGCATCAATTCGTTCCCCTTGACCAGACACAGGATTAGTAACAGTTTTTAAACGATAATCAGAAGTTGTGTTGTAAATAACTGCCGCTGTCGCTCCAACCCTTGCAATAGAACCAATATTGGCGTTTCCACCTGAATTAATGCCAAAAATAACAAATGTGCTACCACTTGCACCACTATTGTCAAATAGTTGCAAACCATTTTGACCTGAACCATATTGAAAACGGAATTGAGCGCCTGAGTCTGTTGATGTACAACCCACTAATAATCTACCACTAGTGTCTAGTGTCATTGCTTGGATAAAGGAAACATTGTTTCCTGCTGAACCTGATGCGGCTGTTGACCAAGCGTGAACCCCACTTTCATTTACATACAAACCAGCCAAATTGTTTGCTAAGTATTTCCAGTTTGTGCCATTGTAAAAAGCATTAGCAACAGTGTATGCACCACCATATGAACCCCAAGAAGCAAAAGAAGCACCGCCTTTAAGTTGCAAAGCAGTTTGTACTGGTGATGCCCAAGCACTAGGAGTAACTCCTAATCCTAAGTTAGTTCCATCAAACTGTAACGCAGACCCAGTAGCCAAAGCACTTGTAGAGCTTGCATACACCACACCATTGGCGGTGAATGATGTGAGTCCTGTGCCTCCGTTAGCTACGGGTAATGTGCCTGTGACTTGTGAAGTAAGATTGATAGTGCCCGACAACGCAGATGTTGGATAACCCGTGCAATTTGTTAACGTGCCAGAAGTAGGTGTACCCAATATGGGGGTAGTCATGGTAGGACTTGTAAGTGTCAGGCCAGCTACCGTAGTTGCCGTGCCACCTAAAGCAATACTCGTGCTACCTATGGTCACCGTGGTGTTGGTGAGCGAACTATTGGGGATATTTGTAAGTGTATTTGTGCTTCCACTGATACTCTTGTTGGTCAGCGTATCTGTGGTTGCTCTACCTACCAAAGTATCTGTACTTGTGGGCAGAGTCAATGTGCCTGTGTTGCTAATCGTGCTAATAACAGGAGATGTGAGAGTTAACCCTGCAACAGTAGTTGTAGTTGTCCCCAAAGTCAGGGCTGTAGACCCTAGTGTGATAGCAGTGGCAAAGTTACTATCCAACTGTGAAAGTGGAATAGCCGATGTTGCAGAGCCAAATGTATACGGAACAGCCATTTTAGAACCTCACTCTTAATTCATGTTCAAACTCGAATGTGTTAACCGTGAACGCAGCACTGTTGCTGGTCTGGGTTAACCCTAGATATTTACCATACTGCTGTGCATCTGATTTGTACAGATAATACCCGTTGCTTGTTACCCAAATTATCGTAGCAGACGCATTATTTGTCCAACCTATAGTCGTGCCTACATTGTTAATCCAAGACGCATTGGTAGAAAGCACGTAAACGGGGCTAGAACCGCTTTCTGAGTCTACAGTGATATAGAACGTGCCACCCTGAGTCAAAGTCGCTTCTACACCAAATTTCAGGGCTTGTTTAGTTCTGATACTGTCCCCCATAGGGTCCAGAGCAGTCTGAATATAAGACGCTATATTGGCTGACGGGTTGTTGTACAGCCTGTAAAGCGTGGTTGTAGCCACACCGTAGAGGCTTACAACACCTCCTACAGGTACAGAAGTCACATAATTGATACCGTTGCCTTGTGAGGTAATAAACCATCTCTTTTCAAAGAACACAGCTTGGATAAACCGACTGGGTGCAGGGCCTAGTGGGAAAGATGAATTAACGTAGAAGTTAAATGCAGCGCACAAAATGTTATTGAGGAGCACTTGCCCCCCAGTCACAGGCTGTGAGAAGTCAATATAGGGGAAAATACCGTCTAACGGGTCTGAAATCTTGGATGTTGTACTACCAACCAGGGCATAAATACCGTAGTCATTCATAAACAACAGGCTTCTGAAATACGGAAAGATAGCGTAAATACGCTTAGTACCCACAGAAGCCGACACATTGGTGTTGGTAAACAGAGTTGCCCCTGTAGAGGTAACCCTGACATCTGAAAAGACGTTAATCGAGTCATCACCAAAGATGTACAAGAAATTGTTGGCTGAATACAGAACCGTGATGTTTCCGTGCAGGGTTTCGTCTGTCAATGTCAGTGAGCCAGCACTTACTGACGTAAAGTCAAACGGGCTTGTAGAAGCTGAATAATAGACTGTACGCCCCACAGCCACCCAAGTACGCCCTGAAAACGTGGCTACATCCACAATTCCATCTGTGTTGGTAATGGCTATACCCGTGGCAGTTGTACCACCCATAGGTGCAGCACCAAAAGACACTGTGGTGCTGGCATCATAACCCGTGCCTGGGTTGGTCATAATCACTTGCGTGACAGAGCCACCTGACAAAATAGCCGTGCCTGCAGCGTTTGTACCAGAACCTGTGATGGTCACAGCAGGTGCAGAAGTGTATCCAGAACCACCGCTTGTCACCAAAATAGCCACTGTGCCTGTGGCAAAAGTAATGAGAGAAGTGATGGCTACTGCGGTTGTTGTGATGTTAGAACCACCACCCGAAATAGTAACATTGGGGGGTGATGTGTAACCTAATCCTGCGTTGGTAAGGGTAATGCTGTTAAGAGAGCCCTGTACTAACGTGGCTGTAGCAGATGCTCCACCTGTACCTGAAAAACTGACACTTGGAGCTGAAATATAACCTGAACCAGGGTTTGTAACTGTTATTGCTGTAACTGCGCCACTGGTAATTGTCGCAACACCTTGAGCAGTTATACCGCCAGCCGTAGTTGGCGCACTAAATGTTATTGTTGGCAAAGTAGTGTATCCACTACCCCCAGCATTGATTGTCACAGAAGCCACGCCTCCCGCACCTGTGGTCACGGTAGCCACAGCAGTAGCTTGCACGCCATATCCTGATGTAGGTGCGTCTATCACCACATTGGGTGCTTCTGTATACCCTGCACCTGGCACAGTAATACCAATACTGCCCACACTACCAACAGGATTGAGGTGTGTTGCATCCCAAGCAAACAAACCTTTTTTGGGGTCACCTATCACCGCATACTGATTTTTGTACTGGCAATACGTCACTCCTGCATTGGAAAACGTACCTGTTGTAGCAATATTTCCTGCCGTGTTACCAGAACCTGAAGAGGTGATGCTGACATATTCCCCTCTACCGTCATTCTCAAATGCCAGTAAATAGTCTGTCAGGTTAATGTTGGTGGAGTAAAAAGACGCAACATTCGCACTGGTCACAATGTTGGCACTGCTATTGCTTGCAAATGTCAGGTTGTTTTGAGCAGCCACAATCTTGATATTGCCACTGCCTATAGGCTGAGCATTTTCCAGCCAACTGAACTCTTCTTTTTCAATAGCCGTGCGATTAGCCTTGGTATTTAAACCTTTGAAGGCTTTAATAATGGCATAGGACTTTTTCTGTTCTGCTGCTGCCATGTTTAGTACGGTGTTGAGTAGGGGTCAGGTATGCGTCTTGTAAAGGAGCTATTGAGAGCTGCCTGTACTTGTTGTTTGTATTGTTGCTGATATATCTCTGCTTCACCATAGCTCTGCTCTTTATACTTGGCTTTGTAAGCAGCGTAAAAGGCTACAGGTTGCGTGAATGGGTCGTTGATAGGGTCTACAGCATTGGGTGTGTTTTGAGACAATGGCAAAGGCAATATTACCGTATCCACTTCCATCAAATAGCTCTGGTCAGGCACAGGACCAATATAAATTTGTTGTTGACCATAAACAGAGAAACACACGGGTCTACCAATGTAATTCTGCCAATATCTCAATTGGGCATTAAAGTTGCTAAAAGGCAAATATCTGAGCGGAATACGACTATTGCCCCAATAAATGGTGACATTGAGGACATCCAATATCTGATTGGTAACATTCAAAGCTGAATACGGAATAATTTCAGCAGGAGCGTAATAGGTCAAATACGCTGTGCCATTAGCAAAAGGCGTGCTAGGTGGAAATCCACCATTGCCTGTTGGATAGGGAGGTGCAGATGTACCTAGCGTGCCACTGGTTGTGACTTGATAGGTATAAATGTTGGAAAAGATGTACTGACCAGCAGTAACAGCAAGATTAGCAGCCCAAGGTATAGCTGCTGAACCATCTGCCCCTATAGGGGTGGCTGAAACAATCAGGGTACGTAGGCAACCAGTATCTCTAACGACTCGTTCACGGGCAGAATTGATATCGTCCGTCAGCTCCGAGTCGGACCAGAAGACTCCATTGGCATCGTGCAAGAGCCTACGGACTTCCGTGAGATAGGAAGATAAGGTTGCCATTTAGCGTCCATGTTATGCTGCCCTCTGTGAGGATTTTCCCCCTGCATGTTTTTCAACACGCAAGGGTACTACGCCTACC